CCTAAGACAGTCATATCATAATCTAATCGTTTACGAATGTCATCATATTTGTTAGCTTCAAACAAAGTACTAATAGCTTCTTCTTCTGCAATTTCTATTGCAGGTTTGTAGTTAAGCTGCATATACAACTTAAGTTCTTCGTCTGTATTAGGTAACTCTTCAGCGTCAACTGTAAAAGGATTGACTCCTGTTTTTTCTTGTATAACCTCTAACAAAGGTTTAGCTACCATTTGTCCTTCCACCATTTGCTGATACTTACTTCTCTTAGACTGAGACATAGCATCTTGTGCATAAGCTTTTGGAACAAACTCCCTTCCTTGCATACCGTTAACTACGATATCCACGAATTTAGGAAGTACAGGAACAGGGGTCCAATCTAAATTTAGATAAGATAAATCTCCGTCTACTGCTAATTCATTTTTGTATTTTCCTACAGATTGTTCTCCTCTTGCGTACAAACGCAACCTATGGAAGTCTGCCGATTGATTGTAAAATCTACAACTCCCACTATCCTTTTTGAACCACTCATATTGAATGGCTTGCCCGATTTGTAAACCGAACTCTTCAGTAGCTTTTTCTGCATCTGAAACAAATTGACTAGGGAATCCTGCAGATTGTATGTTTATGTCTACTTTCTTCATCTAATAATTTCGCTTTGTGTACCCTTGTTACTATACCTTGCAAAGTTAACCTTTATTTTTGAAACTTTTTTCAGAGGTGTATAGAGATGTTTTTGTGTTGCCATTATAGCTAACCCTGATGATATACTTGCATCAAACTTGGTTCTATTGTTAATATCAAATTTTGCCCAATCTTCTAATGTTCTTGTAAAGACACAATCTCCCATCTCTTCTTCAGATTTAAAACCTATATGCTCATCGATATAAGATTCAATTGCAGAAGCGTGTGCTTGCTTAACATCTTCACTTGAATTTGGCATTCCTCCTAATTCTTTTTCAGTCTTAGAAAGTTTTGTATAATGTTTGTCGGGTCTATTCATACAGAATCCTCTATACCCTCTATTTTTAAAATGATAAAGTAGTCTAGGTTTGTTATTTTCTATCAATATAGGCATTCCAAAAAACACACAAGCTTTTAAAACATCTTCAAAAAATATTTCAGCAGTCTGTGGTCTTGCAATGTACTCTAAAAAGAATTCATTAATTGGAGCGTTATCCATATGAAACATTGTCTTACCGTGAAGTGCTCCATTGGAACCACCACCGCCAACAACTCCTGATATATCATAACTATCACAACCAAAAGCACCTAAATGTTTATTACCCGGATGTTTAATTCCGTTTCTGTTTTCAACTCTATTCTGCATTCCTTTATCAGGAGTCCAAGATACATAAAATCTACCTCTAGTATCAGGACTAAATAAAACTTCACTATCTTTTATACCATTCTTCCAACTAAAACTACCACGAGTAAGGTGATGGTCTAATATAATTGAATCGTTATAATCTATTTGCTGATATATTTTTGTTAAATTAAATATTGATTGTTTACTTTCATCTCTAAATGCGTGAGATTCTGTTCTAGGAAACTGTCTATAAAATTCGTTTAATGCATCAGGGTCATTCTTTAAAGAATCAACCTCATCCTGCCAATAGTTAATAGCACCTTTATGTATCATCTCATCATCAATTCCTAACACAGGTTTACTTGGTGTATGAAAAACAGGCATACCGAACCTATCAATAAATCCTTCCATATTCCATTCCATAGGAATAAACAAACTATACAAACCACTTTTAGTTTGACCGTTTGCATTTCTATCAAACACATTAGAGTCTTCGTATAATTTTTTAAAGTTATCTCCACCCTTAGACAAAGCATTTGAAGTAGAACCCATCATACATTTACCTATAATTTTTGAACCTAATCTTAAACAAGTCTTAGTAACTCTCCAATTATTTAATATATTATTTGGCTTAATCCATTTACCACTCTCATCGTGAATTAATAATAGTAATTTCTCACCATCATAACTGTTATCATCTGTATTTTTCCAATCAATTGTAGTATCTAATCCATACAACTCATCGTCTGTAGAATCAAACATATTTTTTTTAGTAATCTTAGATGCAGGAATTCTAAAAGCTAATTCAGTTTTTGGTTTATCCATACCATCCTGAATAGGTTTAAAAAAGAAAGGATAATTATTTGCAATAGGAACAACTTTGTCTGTAAACATTTTCTTTGCATCACCCCCTGTCTTAGATAATATACCTATTCTTGCATCTTTAGATATTGTACCTGTATTGGCACATTCCTCACTACCCATATAAGAAAATCCTGAACGTCTAATTTTTAAATAGTCCATTCCAAAACTCCTCTTATCAGCTTTACAAGCTTCCCAAAAAATATATAGTATTCTATTTGCTTCTCTAAAATCAGGATAACCAATATCTATTTTAGTCCATTGAAGATACATAAAATGAGAACCTGTAATATAAGTTTTAATTCCATTAGAATAAAACCACGTTCCTCTTTCTCTTTTTACAAATTCATTTTCAACATAATCTACCCATTGATTTTTAAATTCAGTAGCCATATCATTCCATTGAAATATAGATTGAATTTTCGATAAAGGTTTTGGTATATCTTTTCTTTCCCAATACTGATTAGGCTTAGACTCATCTCTTTTAAAACAATCTTTAGGAGTTGCAGGTAATGCAATTCTAAGTCCTTGTATTGAAACAACATCGCCAATCGTACCGTCTTTAGATATAACAATAATGTTATATTTTTCGTTAACTCCGTACTCCCAAGACCTAGCTTTGTTCTTAGTTGTCAGAACATTCTTCGGTACAACATCACTAAGTAATGTATATAGATTATTTTGAGTTTCTTTCTGCAAATCCTTGTTTGGTATCAGTTCTATTTGGTCCGTTATCTATAGCGTCTAGTGCTTCTTTCTCGGTTTCTATTCTGTTTAAAATTTCAAACGCATCAAAGATTGCTAACTTTTTAGTAGCTGCTGCATTCTTTAATCTATCTGCAGATAAAGCATCTTCAGGGTCGTGTTTAATAATTGCTTCCTTCGAAACCTTTATTAATTGTTCCACCGCCTTGTAACCTGCTTCTATTATTTTTAATTTTATTTCTTTTGAGTTCATTTTTAAATCGTTTCATTTTTTTTAATGGAATATCTTTATGGTCTTCGTCCTCCATCCAATCCCATTCTCGACTCATAACGCTAAGGTAATCTGATGGTCAAAGATTCGATATAGAACTTCACCGTCTACGTTAAACTCGTACTCGCTTTCAGGTTGAAAAGAAACCCTATCGCCTTTGCTAATTCCATAGCTAGACAAATACTTATTTGGATATACCATCTCTCCTACTAAAGGTTCGTTAGAGATTGGTTTAAAAATATAGGACTCTTCAACATCAACAGGTTTAATAAAACAATTTTTATCGTGTGCATTCCAACCGTCTATGTTTTTATACATATAAAACTGTTCGTCCTCTACAAAAAATAAGTTGTCTTTAAAAAAGCTTCTACCACTTACTTGTTTTCCTTTCATATTATTATAATACTTGAAAACATTGTGATGTACCAAGAGAGTATTCCCTACTTCTATAGGACCTTTATATCCTAATGGTAGTTCTATTACTTCAGCTTCTCTGTTTGAAAATTTGTGGTCTTCCTGTGAAGTACTGATAATGAATTCAATACCTCCTATTTCTTTCGTGTTATTATATCTCTTACCTTTTACAGGTTTAACAATAAACGCAAATGGTGATTTCATAACTTAGTTTATGACTGCTAAAAATTTATGTTATATTCAATTGATATAGGCATAGTAGAGTTGAATTCTTTCCACAATAATATTTCATCCTTTTGTTGAATATAAATACAAATCGAAGATTCTTCTTTTCGTATTAAATGAATGTGAAAGTTTCCATTCAGTATGTCCTGTCCTACAAGATAGTGCATCGCACCTGACTTATAATCCGGACCTACTGAAATTTTTCTTATGTCCATTTTATTAAGATATTTCCTGTATGATTCTCCAATTTGTTCCGTCAGACCAAACAGATAAGCTAGCATACGCAGAATTTATAGTCTTGGAAGTAACACCGTTTATAGTTTCAGTACCGTTTGCACTTAAGGATATTCTTTGAGTAGCACTTATAGTTCCGTCTGCACTAAATATAATTTTTCTATAAGGAATAGAACCTGCTTTTGGTAAAGTAAGCTTAAAAAAACCTGCTCCACCTGTCCAACTTATAGTATATATATTTCCGTATTGAACAACATCTTGATTCCCACCGGATTTAGCAGCGACAACTACAGGTGCTCCTGTAGCAAATGACTTTAAATTAAGTATATCTCCAATAGTATAATTTTTAGTAATATCCAAACCATCTGAATCTACTTCTGTACCAATTAACTTGTCAGCTATTGTTGGTGCACTATCTATTTGATATGTACTTATTTTTGCCATTACTTTATTTTTTCTAGTTTCGCTTCTTTAGGAACCTGAGTAACGTCTCCTGTCTTAACATCAATTTGAGCATCTGCACCATATACCTTAGCTAAATCTTTTTCAACTTCAGCATAATCTGATTTCAATTTATTAATGTTTTCGATTACAACACTTTTTGATAACTCAATATCTCCTAATTGCATTTTCAATTGATTGAATGCATTTAGCATTGACTGAACTTTTGTCAATTCAATTTTGGTAAGTGTTACTTTCTTTACTTCTTTTTTAATTGCTTTCTTCATTTTGATATTTTATTTAATTTAATTTATATATAACAAAGGTAGTTAATTATTACTTACCTGCAAAAGGTGAGAATACAGTTAACATAAAAGATGTTCCATCATCTAGGACTACTGTAGCAAAAGGAGACCTCGCTTTAGTATTTACAGACATCGACTTAATTGTAGAAGGTTTCCCTCCATCAATAGTTACAGGGAAAGCAGTTGCATTTGTTCCGTTTGTTCCCGGATTACCTTGACTACCTGTAGCACCTCTAGAACCTGTCGCTCCCGGACTTCCATTACTTCCTGCAGTTCCTGTGTTTCCTTTTATCCCTTGTATACCTTGAGCACCATTAGACCCTGCATTACCTGTGTTACCTGTTGCACCTTTAGCACCGTTAGTTCCATTTGTTCCGGGGTTTCCTTTCGCTCCTGTCGTACCTTGAATACCTTGTCCACCTTGTGAACCTGTTGCTCCACGAGCACCTGCTGCACCGTTAGTTCCGTTAGTCCCGGCTTTTCCTGTAAGTCCTTGTATTCCTTGACCACCGGTTGCTCCTGTTCCACCTGTTCCACCTTGTATACCTTGTATACCTGTTGCACCTTTATCACCTTTAGCACCATTAGAACCATTAGTTCCTGCAGTTCCTGTAAGACCTCTTATACCTTGTATTCCTTGTCCTCCTGTCGCTCCTGTTCCACCTGTAGTTCCTGTTGCTCCTCTGATACCTTGTACTCCTTGGTCTCCTTTTCCTCCCTGTGCTCCGGTATCTCCCTTCGCTCCATTAGAACCTGCGGTTCCTGTAAGTCCTTGAATTCCTTGGATACCCTTAAGACCTTGGTCTCCTTTCGCTCCCGTACTTCCGTTAGTTCCGTTAGTACCTGCCGCACCTGTAAGACCGGTTAATCCTCTTATACCTTGAATACCTTGTCCACCCGTTGCTCCGGCTGCACCTGTATTTCCGGTTAATCCTTTATCACCTTTAGCACCGTTGGTTCCGTTGGTTCCGGCATTACCCTTAGCACCGGTTCCACCTTGGATACCTTGAATTCCTTGGTCTCCCTTAGCACCGGTTCCACCTGTTCCTCCTGTATTTCCTGTTATACCTCTTATACCTTGGATACCCTGTCCACCTGTTGCTCCTGTTCCACCTTGGTCTCCCTTGGCTCCTGTTAAACCTCTTGCTCCATTTGTACCATTTGTACCGGCATTTCCTGTAGACCCCTTAGAACCCGTTAAACCGATGTCTCCTTGTATTCCTTGTACTCCTTTAAGACCTTGGTCACCCTTTGCTCCTGTTCCCCCTTGTGCTCCGGTATCACCCTTTGCTCCATTGGTTCCTGCAGTACCCGTAACACCTCTTATACCTTGGATACCTTGGTCTCCCTTAGCACCATTAGTTCCTGCGTTACCCGTACTACCTTTGGCTCCTGTATTTCCTGTGTCTCCTTGGATACCCTGTATACCTTTAAGACCTTGGTCTCCTTTAGCACCTACTCCACCTTGTGCTCCGGTATCACCCTTAGCACCTACATCTCCGGTTGCTCCTTTAGCACCATTGGTCCCATTAGTTCCTGCGGTTCCTGTGTTTCCTTTAGCACCTGTTGTTCCTTGAATACCCGGATTACCTTTTGCTCCCGTTAATCCTGTATCTCCTATAACACCTTGAATTCCCTGAAGACCTTGGTCTCCTTTAGAACCTGTTGCTCCCCTTGCTCCGGTAGTACCTGTATCTCCTTGGATACCTTGTATACCCTGTATACCTTGGTCACCTTTTGGACCTGTTGATGTTGGTAATGTAATTGTGTTACCATCAGTAAGAGTTAATTGTGTACCTGATAATACTAAGTCTTGAAACCTACTGCTAATATTTATTGTTTTCGAGTCAGGTATTGATGTTACAACTATTGAACCTAGTCCACTAAAAGTTACTGTATCATCGTTAACACTTGCTACAACCTCCTCTTTAGTTCCTGACGCTTTAATATTTTTAAACATATTTTGCGTAGAACCATTATCAGTATTTGTTAATGTAACTGTTCCTGAAGTTCCACCTCCACCTAATCCACTTCCTGCCG